CACCCGTCGAGGTATTTCCACGGCGAACTGCTTAAGGTCGCTTTTTGCCCTCTGAACGGTTCGTATGCTTACGCCAACCTTGCGGGCGATCGTAACGTTTGCAGCTGTGCACTTGCCGTCACGTTTCTGGTACTTGGCAATGTAGTTTACCACAGCGCTCCGCTTGGCGGTGAAGATGTGCCTGTAATCATATGGGATGCCGTCCGGACCACCCCACCGCCTCGACCTCGCCAGCGCGGTGTGAGGGTCCATAACGATGCGCTGTTTGGCCGGGAACATGCTGCCCGACCTGACCCTAGGTGGATCAGATCGTCGCCACCCTTGCCACATGCCGAATCCTGATGGTCCAGGAAGATCAGGGCATGGCTGGCATGCCTTTTCATCGGTTGCCTTTATCAAAAAAAAAGGATCAGGATCGGGGTCCTGGTTGACGCGACTATATGTCTCATGAAGAAGATTGTCGTAATCAGGCTTCTCCACCGTTTCCCGCTGGAATTTACGATGATGCGTAAGTGGTTCATATGGACGGTTACAAGGCCCGAACCTACGAAGAAGCTCTTTCCGTCTCTCGCGCTCTGCGCGGCCTAACTCCGTTGCGGCCGCTAGAATCTCCTGATCAGAAAGAGAATCGCCTGAAACTTGAGGCAATGGAGATTTTGAAGCGATACGAGGCACAGGCGAAGTTGCCGGCGGCGGAGACGTGGCCGAAGGCTTCCCCGTATCTGGAGCACCTGTTGAATCCTCTGCAGGCTTCAAAGACAGAAGGCGGTTTATTGCGTCGCCTAATCGGGAAAATTCAGACGGAGGCTTGACACCTGCGGAGATCATGGCACCACCGTCAAGTTAGGTGAATTTGATTTGTTAATTACATCAAATATGTCGCCAAGGTTCTTTACCTCCTTGATAGAATAATAACTGATATCCTTTGGAGGAATTGTCCTTTCCGGGAAGTGCGTCTCGATCAACTTGACCAAGTGACGATCTGTCATGACTCTATCAGCGCCATTGAACCTCGCCTCGGCCTGCTCTTTCAGCAACCGCAAAGCCGCGTCGCACTGCGTCCGGAGCGATCGAAGATACACGATCTTGTCGCATATCTCGCCGGCCTGCTTGTCTCCCCTCAGGTCGAGCGTCTCTACCGCCCGCGGCCTGGACTTTTTCCAGCGACGGGGCTTGACTTTATGCGAAGTGTTTGCATGTGTGGTCATGTAAGTGGTCCTTACATTACTCCCGACGTTGGGAGTGTGGTTGGCTTTCGTGGTTGAGGCCAGCAACGAAGAGAGCCCCGCGCATCACATGCCGGGGCTCTCTTTTTGTCAATCACGATTCGTCACAACAGGAACAACGGGGAAAAGGGTGGCGGGAGGTCAGGTCATAGACTCGCTGATCCTCCCGCCGAAGGTCCGACAGCGGGGCCGTCAGACCTATCCAAGCGCCTCGCCGCCAGCGCGGGGCTAGACGGGGCAGGTGGACGTTGCACCGGCAACGAGGCATCCTAACCATACCACGAAAAAGAGCCCGCCGGGTTTCATGACGGCGAGCCCTCTCAAGTCGGGATGGAAGGAAAATACCACGGGCGAAGCAGCCAGCAGCACACGCATCCTACGACAAAACCAGACGTACGTCAGACCGGATACATAGATTTTTTCCGGGAGGAGGGCGGAGTGGGCGCCGGAACCATCGCGTCCGATCTTCCGGCTTGCTCGGTAAGACCGTGCAAATCTTGCGGCGCATTCCACAAGGGAAGGACACCGCAGAGACACTGATATTACACAATATTTCCGGTGATGACGATCGTAATTTTTTCCGGGGTGGAAGCAGAGTGGGGGGCGCCCGAAAAAATCTCGTGAGTCCCATCGCTGGATAGTGGCACGCGCGCGTTTCCGGCCCCGTGGTGAGCTCTGGCTGGCAGGGGGTTGGTAGGTGGCCTGATTGTCAGGGGCTACCGGTTAAGCTCCTAAGTGGCCTGGCGCCGCTATTCATTTATGCATGTCAGGGTTGCGCCTGTCGACGCATGGCAGTTATGCGGCATGGCTGTCATGCGGGATTGTTGGAACTGGCGACGCCGAACCGAGCATCCCGGAAAAATGTCCAGTTGCGAATAAGAAGCATCTGGAACTCGGTTGTGGTATACCGGTGGTTGCGTCGTTGGTGCGGAAGATGGGCGGAGTCCCATGTATTATGGAACATTTTTTGTGTTCCCTGTTCGTTCTGTGGACGGAGATGGAACGTCGGCGGGGAGGCAACAGGAGTTGTTGCGGGTGGCGGTCTGTGGCGTAAGGGTTTGAGAATGTGAGTCGAGGAATGGCGTTTGACGCGTAAGGGATGGTGTGTGATGGTGGGGAATCGTTGCCTTCCGGCAAACTAATGAGGCAAGTCACACTGCGACGCCGGATACAGTGTGGCCTCAAGTGGGACGTGACAAGATTGCGTTAGAGCCGGGACAACAGGAGCCCACGCCGGTACAGTAGGAGGAGACGGGGATGGGACGGAAGAAGACTGAGAGCGGCGGGGAAAGTGATTTTATTGAACAGGATCGTAACGCTGGCGGCGGGATAGAGACCGGCACTCAAGATCGTGTAGAGTTGCCACACGAAGACGCCGCAGAGGAAGCGCAGTCGGCCGCAAACCTTGCCGGGCAGACGGATCGGGGTGCGATCAAGCGAGCTAACTTCTCACGACTTGCGTCAAAGCGTGTCTCTGGCGTGCTCGAACGGCTGTCCGTGCTTGAAAACCTCGCCAACACCAACACCTACGACTGGACGCAACAGCAGCATGACAAGATATTCGATACGATCGGTGAACGGCTTGACGAAGTTATCAAGGCATTCGCTGACGCCAAAAAGCCGAAGGTGCGCGACAAGTCTCAACTCAGATTCGAGGTGTGATGATGCAAAAGCCACTAGCCGGCGGTCTCTGGAAAGACAACCCTGATACACCGGAAGGTAAATATCTTGTAGTTCGTCGCGATGGTACCATTCCGGATTGGCCTAGCTTTACGCTTGGCGCCAGAGACCCATGCGCGCCCGCTGCGCTGAGATCATACGCAAAAAAGGCAGATGTTCTTGGCCTGGACCCCGATTACGTGAATGCCGTGTTCCAGCTAGCAAACGAATGGGATCGGTACCGCGAGCAACACGGTGAAGGCGATCCAGACAAAGGCAAGCATCGCCAAGATGATCCGGAAACAATAGCCAAAATGAGTCAAGGAAAATCTGTTTGATGGTAAAACTACCAAAGCCACCGCCTGACGACGGAACGCGCGCTGAGTTCGAGGCGTTCCTGTATGGTTTTTCTCTCGCCCTCGTTGGCATAAAGACCGTGTCTCCGTCATTTGATGACCGTCGCTCGTTTGACATAGCAGTTGAGGCGGCAACTGAGTTATACCCGCCGTTCGATCCTCTTACGGAACCTGTGAAGTGTCTAGGTGACGGACGCCGCGCTGACGGCATCGAAATGTCAGAGGACTAACCGTATGGTTTCGTTGATGTACCTGTAACCTCTAATATTAAGCAGCGGCATAGTGATTACCCAAACCCTGCCGCCGTTACCTGTCTTTTCTTTATACGCGAAACCTCTTATTTCGATTGGCGGATGACGCCGGTCTATCGCGCGCCTGTGACGGCCCCTGCTGATGTGCTGATTGCTCACTTGCTTTATCCTCGAAATATTTGCAGGAATGCAACAAAGAATCGATCACCGGACCGTTGTTTCCGGTTAGCTCTTTGAACTTGGCACACCCATTGTAATTATACAATTTCTCAACCCACTCGTTTAATTTTGCATCAAACTTAGGAGAACGTAATCGTCTATAACCACGATTGATGCAATCGCCGCACGTTTTACCGAATGGTCCAGTATCGGCAAAATATGCCATGCCTGGAGCTGATTTTTTTGCTTCATCGCTCATCGGTCCGCTGGTTAGATTATGATTACCAATCGGCATTGCTCCACCTCGTTGACATTATCACCTTAATGTGTACCATAACGTCACTAAGAGGGCAAATGACATGCGTGCAAATCGTATTCTCAGGCAGATGGCTGGCCTTGACGCTTCGCCATACGACAAACTGATGAGGCGCCACAAGCGCCAGATTGACCGCCGGGCGCGCGTTCTCAATGAGGAAGCAATGCTGCTGGAAATGATCAGCCGGCGGCAGGCTGGAGCTGAGGGAACCGCGCCTATGCCGTTCAAGACGATCCGCCCTGACCTCGAAAAAATGGCGAAGGTGGAGCTGTGAGTAATCTTGAAGGACCAGACATCATCATACAGCCGTCCGACGATCACAAGCGATTACGGCAGATCGATGTGATTGCAGAGATTGGTTGGCAAACCCACATCGCGTGGGAGCGCATCATCGGCGAGCAACCAAAGCCTGATTGGAGCGCTCTTTCACCTGGACAGAAGGTTGCCATGGTTGAATCGGTGCAGTGGCTGATCGAGCACCCAACCTCAAGCGTTGCTGCACAGCACGACGCTTGGCGCGCTCTCATGTATGCCGATGGTACCAGGTCTGAGCCTCACCCGAACATGGTTCCGTTTGATGATTTGCCGTTTTCCCAGCAAATGAAAGCGCGCCTCTGGCGTCATATTATCTTCGCGGTCTTGGGATGATACGGCGCAAATGCAAAGAGTGCGGGCAACCTCTCCCGGAGATACGTCTAGGGATGAGGCTGACTCCGCTACAGGCCCTTGTCTTCGACACCATAGCAAGCGGAGCCTCCGGACTTGACTCGTGCTTGGTGCTAGAGAGATTCCGCGCTGTCAAGCCGGATGCGTCAAGGAAAACGATACACGTTTACGTGTGCCAACTGAACGAACTTCTTGATGGCACCGGTTATCGGGTCAATAGATACTTCAACGACGGAGAACGATATTGCGTGTATTACTTGGAACGGCCGCGCGCCGCTGGCTTTGGACGCTCGCGGCAATCGGCTTCATCATAGTTGTTTGTTTTAGCCGCTGCGCTATGGCTGAATGCCTATCGTCTGCCGCACAGGTGAGGGCTGCTCACGGTGCCGCCGCATGGTCTACATGGCGCAACGTCGATGGTCGCAAGTGTTGGATGATTGGCGCGAGACGCGGCCACGTAGCTCAACAGGTAGAGCAGCGCCCTTTGAAGGCGAAGGTTGTTGGTTCGATTCCAGCCGTGGCTGCCAACTCGCCGGCACCAAGAGAACCGGAAAACATAGAGGTTGCACGAACCGCCGCCTTTACCTGCGATGACAACTGCCTGAGACTATGGCAGGCATTCCAGGACCTGGACACAATGGGGCGGCTCATCCCATATCGCGTGAGATCGGCGGCCAAGGATGCGGCGTACACGGCATGGCTAAATCAGCACTGAGTTTCGCCCCGCAAGCAACCAAGGTTGCGCCGTTTCCGCTTGCTAAGTTCAAAAAGTATCTCTCTTATATAAGGATCATGTCGAAAGACTATGGTCGAGTTCCCTTCAATCTGCTTGGGTCTCAGAAATACATATTAGACGAGATTTGCAGAGGTTTGGACGAAGGTATTACCACTTTCATAATACTTAAAGGACGTCAACAGGGCTCGACTACACTATTTATGGCGATCGACTTTTTCTATGCGCTGGAATACCCTGGTTTGCTTGGAACGTTCATATTGCACGAAGAAAAGGCGCTAGGTAAGTGGCGCGCTTTGATTGAGATGATGCTGGAGTCAATGCCGCCGTCAATCAAAGTTAACGGCAAGCGTAGGAAGTTTAGACCTAACATAGTCAAGCACAATCGCGACCTTTTGCTTTTTAGCAACGGCTCAAGCTTCGCGTACCTGATCGGAGGCGTCGCAGAGAACAGCGGGGGCGGGCTAGGTAGATCGGGCGCGTCTAACTATACTCACGGCACTGAAGTTGCGTTTTACGCTAACCCTGATGATCTAAAGGCATTCCGATCGTCTCTTTCCTCGATCTATCCGCACCGTCTACAAATCGAGGAAAGCACGGCCAACGCTTTCAACCACTTCTACGACAGGTGCCAAGATGCCAAGAAATCAAAAACAGTCAGATTCATCTTCTCGGGATGGTGGCGAGACGAGAGAAACGCTTTCCATGTGGAAGACCCCCGCTTTCAGGCGTTTGCTCCTAACAACCGCCTCAGCCCGCTGGAGCGAGAGAGAGTTAGAGCTGTTCGGTCTCAGTATGGATTCGAAATCAGTCTCCAGCAAATAGCGTGGTACCGATGGAAGCTTGAAGACGAGTTCGCCAACGACCAAACAATAATGGATCAGGAGTTTCCGTTTACGGAAGAGGACGCCTTTCAATCAACCGGTTCAAAGTATTTTACTGCACCAGTGCTCACGCAGATAACCAGAGACGCGCACCGCGAGCGTTTCCAGACTTATAAATACAAGTTTACTCGCCGATGGGAAGATACCGATGTCTACAACGTTACCGACCTTAGAGCAGAGTTACGTGTTTGGGAACATTCGTCAAAGTTCGGTTTCTATGTCGTGGCTTGTGACCCAGCCTACGGATCGTCGGATCAAGCCGACAATAATTGCATTCAGGTTTGGAGGGCCTTCGCTGAGTGTATGGTTCAAGTTGCCGAATATTGCACGAACGAGTTCTCCACCTATCAAACCGCGTGGGCGCTCGCGCATTTGGCTGGATTCTATGGTCAAAAGGATTCTCGCGTTATCCTCGAATTGAACGGCCCCGGCAAAGCGGTCTTCTCAGAGTTGCAGCACGTCAGAGACCGCCTCAACCAGATGTCACCGACTAGCGACAACTTCGAGCTACGGAACTGCCTCAAGAACATGCGCGATTTCTACTACCAGCGCATAGACACTATGTCCGGCGACCTCGCCTACCACATCGTCACCACGGACGATATCAAGCGTATGCTTATGGCGCGCTTCAAGGATGCCGTGGAGCTTGGTAGGATGCACATTCGCTCGCTGCCGTTGATAGAGGAAATGCGTCGCTTGGTGAACAACGAAGGGTCAATCTCAGCCGATGGCGGAGGCAACGACGATCGTGCGGTGACTGCGGCCATGGCTCATGAATGCTGGCGAAAGTGGTTGCAACCGATGTTGACCGGGCTAAGAATGACGCGAGCGAAGGCGATGGAGATAGATGCACGCGGCGGCGATCAGCCGATTGATAGGTTGGTCAGTAATTATCTCAAGAAAATGAGCATAGCGACATGACTCCACAACAAAAGAAGGCTTTACGTGATCCATGCTACGAGGCGGAAGAAACGGCTCGCCCCGGCTTTGGCTGGCGCGCTCAAGACCGATTGGTAACGCTGCTTCTGACGATGAATATCGGCCTCGAATGAGCCGCATTTTTCGGCGGTGCACCACTCTGGCACTGTAGCGTAGCGCTATGGTCACCTTGGACGCAGCGGCCGAAAGCCTTGTCCGTGTGGCAAGAAGTGGATTTCGAGACGGCAATGCGGTACGCCGGCATGACGCTTTACGGCGTTGGTCGCATCGGTAAAGACCATGTGCAGCGCGGAGATTATGCGTTGCACGTGCGCCGACAGACCAACGAGCGGGAGGCGGCAAGCGTGATGAAAACTCAGCGCTGGAGGGCTAAGTATGTCTCTCGTGAGTCGTGACTGGCGTTGCCTTAATGGAGCTTGCGGGTTCGTATTCCACAGCTTCGAGAAATCGAATCCGCCGTGCCCTGAGTGCGGCTGCGTGCGCGTCGATTGGGTTCCGGCCGGTGGTCACATCATGGCTGTGGCGCCACGTATGGACGCGCGCCTCCGCAGCATATCCGATCAGCACGGCGGCATGAACCTCAACTCTCCCTCGCCGTCTCGCCTCAACCGAGCTGCGCCGCGCCTGGACGTTCCTGCGCCCTCTGCGGAGCTTGGCACGGTACACTTTGCCCCCGGATTTAGCGCGCCCGTGAGCGCTCACGGGCCGATTTGTGTCCCTAGTTCCTCGCAGGTTAACCTTCGTGGTAAGGTGGCGATCGGCGTGGCTCGCGATTCCTCGGCTTCGATACCGGGTCCGAGCGCAAACGCTATCGTTGAGGCGCGGCACCGTCCGGATAGGCCGATAAAATAATGTATGAATCTTGTCCGGAGGCTCACAGAAAATGGCTAAAGGCGGAAGCCGGTAGAGAAATGTCTAATCGCGGTGAAGGTATAACGTACCTACCGTATGGAGTACGCGACTTCGGGATGGAGGCCGCCTCATTTTATGAGTCATGCGCGGCAACTTCTTGGAACGCTCACAATCAAGGTGTTTGCTCTTGCAGGTACAAAAAATGATGTTCACGACCGAAGAGGACGGGCTTGCAAATGACCGCAGCGGATAGGTTCACGCTGAGCGCACGAACGTTTGATGGCCTTATGTCTCAGGCTGTCAGGTGTTTGAAATGGCGTTACAGCGAGCTTGGTGGGAGATATCCGGCCGCGATTTATGTGGATCGCGTCACTTGGAGGGCTCTGCGTCGAGCAGTTTCTCGCATAGTTTGCCGGTTCGAACGAAATTCCGAAGGAAGCATCAACGAGTTTAAAATCATGGCGACTCCTGTAAGGATGTACGATGATTTTCCCCACCGATGAGGACGAACTTGAGAAGCGTGTGACGCACCTCGTCGAGCGCTGCCTTTCGACGCGGGAAGATCGCGAACAACTCTACAATTGGCGTGAGCAGAACTACCTGTTCGGAACAAGCGGAGGCGGGCGGGCTCCGATCAATGAGCTGGAAAGCCATATAGATTTAGTTTCTTCGTTCCTTTACGCTCCTGACCATGCTTTTTTCCACATCAGTTCCGAATCCGATGAAGACTTGGAGGTGGCAAAATCCATCGCCTTGCAGGACGATTTTAACGAAGATTTCCAGTCGTCTGATATGTCTGACACGTTCATGGATGGTGTCCCGTGGTCAATAGTTTACGATACTATAATTCCAAAGGTTGGCTGGAATAGAGACCGTGGTGAATTGTTTTTAGACTTGGTGCCTCCGCACAATTTCGGCGTATATAACGAGAGAATAACCGACCTCGACTCGCAAGAATGTTTCGTTCACACGTATTTCCTCGACTACCAGAAAGCCGCCGGAAAGTTGATGCTATCTGGTCATCGCGACAAGATCGCGCAAATCAAGGTTACGCATTCGGACTCGGTGTCTCCGTTTCCGGAAATGCTGCAACGGATGATTGTATCTGGAATGACGGGCTCTAGCCTTTCAGGGACGTTGTTCGGTCAGGTCAATCCAGATTACACGCCGGAAGCGACGTATCAACCAAAGACTTCGGTACCACTAGTGAGGTTCAACGAACTTTGGGCTTGGGACGACACTTACTTGGACTACCGGGTATTTCACCTAATAGAGCCGAACATCTTAGTTGGCGATAGTGTGCGTACGATAGCGGCTTACAAGCAGGCCACGAAAAACGTCATCGACTTTTTCGGTCGCCTGGAAAAGGTTACCAAAAAAACATCAGACAGCAATCCTTTTTTTCCAGGAGAGCATGCATTCTCTAAGATTCAACCCTACAGTAAATACAATTACTTTTGGGGCAAGGCGCACATAGATACGTTGATACCATTGCAGGAAAAGCTATTAACTCGGCTAGACCAGATTGAGGATATCCTTGATCGTCAAGCCGATCCGGCCAAAGTGGCGTCGGGTTTTATGGGCGGGGCAGAGGATAAGCTTGCTGCCTTGGGCGGAGCTGGCACTTGGATCATGGAGCAGTTGCCACAGGCGCAAGTCAAGGAACTAAAGCCAGACATGCCGGCTGATGTGTTCCATGAATACGATAAGTTCAAGGCGATGTTCCTAGAGGCTAGCGGGTTGACCGACGTTACCTCCGGCAAGAGCGAGAAGGGTGTACGTTCGCATCAGCACGCTGCGGACCTCAAAAAGAGCGGTTCCGGTCGCATCAAAAAGGCGGCCCTAAGGATCGAAAAGCCGCTGAATAAGATTGGCGACGTGTCTCTTAAGCTCAAGATGGTTAACGATGACGACAAACTGCGCACGGCGGCGGATGACGACGGCAAGAGCACCACTTTCCTCCCGTGCGATGTAGGTAGCGTGAAAATGCGGGTTGACGGCCACTCTCACAGCCCGTTGTTCGGTGATGAGGCGCGTGAACTGGCCTTTGTGTACCGAAAATTCGGCACGATCGGAGATGAAGATTTGATAAGAATGACCAATCCTCCGTCCAGGGATACACTATTGCATTCATTAAGAAAAAGAGAGCGTCAAAAGAAAAAAATTATGCAGCAACATCCGGAGGCAGCAGCTAAAATGCTTGCCGGCGGTCAGCATGGCGGGAAGAAGAAATAAGCTCTCTTACTAAGAGTACATAGTACCATCCCTCACGGTGGCACGAAACGGTACCGTTGAACATCCATATGCTCACTTGGAGCATAAGTTGCATATAAAGAACCTTTGACGAACATCGGCGATTCCAGTAGCCTTGGAGCGCTCAACCCCCGCCCTGGAGCAGGGCAGCAAGAGAAGTAAGGAGCGCGAGATATGAACATCAAGGCAGAGATCGATCGGCGCGAGAACGCAGCGCACGGCCGGCGCGGCCGGCGGCACAAGCGGCGCGGCCGGCGTTAATCCACCAGGGCCGCTCGATAGGCCAACGGAGAGCCGGGAAACCGGCGGGGCGGCGTCCAAGTGGCGCCGCTCTTTTTTCACCGCTGTTTTCGTGGCCTGCCAAACGATATTTTCGCATCCGGCAGGTTCTCCAAAAAAATCGAGCAGGCTTTGGGTATCGACAAGAGTTCGACCGCCCAGTTTGTAGGCGCGAAAACTTCCCTTCCCCAAATGGTTGTAAACAGTTGCGTTGCAGCACTTGACCTAACCCCAATTGAGGCATACGTTTCAATCCACTCTGCTATGCAGTTATGCATAACAAAGACTGCTGGATTAAAGCTGAAAACCAGCTCCGACACAATGGTAGTGACCTATGGCGCTAATGCCCGGCGCAGCCCCTCCCGGTGCACCTCCCGGCGGTGCTGGCCCTCCCGGAATGATGAGGTCCCCGATCGGAGGCCCCTCTGGCCCCGGCGCGTCGCCCATGGTCTCGCCCGGCACGGGCGCGGGGATGCAGGCGCAGGGCAAGCAGCGCATTTCCAAGGTGATCGATCAGCTTTTGGAGATCGGCGCCGGCTTCCCCAAGGACGGCGGCGAGTGGAACGCGATCAGCCGGGCCATCAGCGCGCTTAACGGCGTGTACACGGCGGCCAAGAAGGAACCGGAGCCTAAACCTTTGCCGGTACCACCGACGACGCCTGGCGCCGGCTTAGGCGGGCTTGGCGGGCCACCGTCACCTGGAGGAATGCCGGCGGGCGGGCCTCCACCGATCGCACCGGAAATGTAGGAAAAAATATGGCCGACGTGCAACCTGTAGAGCCGCTGATTCAGTTCTTTGCGTACGCTCATTTGCCAGCCAACTTGCAGGCGATCAGCAGACCGTTTGGCGACATGGCGGACTGGATTGTTAAAACGTTGCCGCGCAATCCAGAGCGAACGACGGGGCTTCGCAAGTTGCTTGAAGCCAAGGATTGCGCCGTCAGAGCGCTACTATTTAAGTAGGAGTCGATCATGGCCGGAGATTTTTTGAAGCCGAAGGGTGTGGACACTGCGGACCTGGATCGCCGCAAGATGGAAGACGGCCAATTCCGTAATCCTCCGATGTATATGCAGTACGGCGGGTTTTCGTCGGCGTCGAAATCTCAGTTCGATAAGAACAAGATGACGATTCCCAAGCATCCCGAGGTTGGCAGGAATCCGATCTAATGAATCGCGTCATCACTCGCGAACGCGGTACCATTCCAGGATGCCGCCCTGCTGGGCCTGACAATCACATGGCCATCGATCAGAAAACGGGCAGGGCGTGGATTGATGTTGCGCGAGAATGTGCCGACAAAGACGAGTTGGACAAACGCCGATGACCGACCGCCCCATTGCCGAGCCGTCGCCCACGACCGACGAAAGAATCTACCGCAACCGCGCGGAAAAGATTCACTTCGTCAATCCCAAAGGGGCCGAGCACTACGCCTGCGTTCATTCGCACGGCAAGGAACACCGGCACAAAGACTATGAGGAAATCGGCAAGCGGTTTGACTTCGGAAAGGGGCTTGCTGTTTCGGGGAGGCCGGTAAAATGACAACGCCGCTGGTAGACCTCTCCCCCCAAGACATGGACCGGCTGTCGAAACTGGCGCTCAACCTATCTCATAACCAAAAAACACGCGCACAGTTTGCCGACTTGGTAAAAGAAGTTGACCCGGCCGCTGCAAAAGCGTTCGGAGACGTGTTTTTGGAAAAAAAGTTCACCGAATTTACCCAAAAATTCGAGAACGATCGCCTTGCCGAGCGTATGCAGTATGCGCAACGCAGTCGCGAGCATCAGAAAAACGAAGTCATCAAGAAGCGCGGTTTCAGCGAAACTCAGGTCGGCGAAGTCCAAAAACTGATGACGCATTACGGCGTCAACGACTGGGAAGCTGCCGCCGACATTTACGCGCAGCGCAATCCGCAAGACGATCCGAACTTGAAGCCGCCTCCGGAAATCGAGCACGGCGGGGCGACCTGGGAATTCCCGACCGTTCCAGGTAAGGACGGCAAGATGCTGTCGTTCGAGGACTTCCGGAAAAACCCGGCCGGCGCATCACGCAACGCGGCAATCCAGGTCATCACAGAATTCAAGCGCAACCGGTTGCCGGGCGCGTTTCACGCGCGATAGGAGGCTACGATTCCCCAATTTGGCACTGGCATAATCCCGGCCCAAGGGCCGATAGCCGCAGAACTTGGCGCCGTCGTTCGTCGCGCCATCATGCCCCGCGTGTACGTGCAAATCTGGAAGGCCGCGCCGCTGATTTGCGCGCTGTTGTCCGCTGCACAGGTTGCGAGCGGTGGCCTCTCCGCGATCACCGCTCCGGTGCAAGGCGCGCCGATGGTGTCGGGGCAGTGGACGGACTACAGCGGCACATTCCAGCAACCCGGTGCTACGCCGGGGATACAAAATGCTGAATTCAATTTGAAGGCTTTTGTGACCCCTATCCCGTTTCTAGGATTCGAGGGGTTGGTACAGGTCGATTACAGCGTTGTTCCTCTGATCGACGCGAGGTTTAACGACGCTACCAACGTCAGCATCGATGCTTTCGCGACCGCCCTGTTCAACAACATCGCCAACACGCAACAGCTTGTTGGTCTGCCTGGAGCAGTAGATGATGGTACTTTCCTAAACTCTTACGGCGGCATTCCTCGCCTGACAAACACGTTTTGGAAATCGACATTCGTCAACAACACCGGCAACGTCATTCCAACCCGGAACCTGATGATTCAGTATATCGCTCAGGTCACCAAGACCACGGGTGAGATGCCAACAATAGGCATCATGGGGGCCGGTACGTGGGCATTGCTTGCGGAGGATTTTACCCCGCAAGAGCGCTACACGATCAATCCGAGCGACAAGCTCGACAGCGGCAACTTTGTCGGACATTCATCGTTCCAATCTCTCGACATTGCGGGCATTCCGTTTTATGCCGACGTTTACTGCCCGGAGGGAACGATTTATCTGCTCAATACGAGTTACCTGAACCTGTTCCTGCATGAGAGGGCGGCGTTTTCGTTCTCTGGGTTCGAGAGCACGCTTCCAAACAATCAGTTCGGTTGGATCAGCGCCATACTATCGTTGATGGAATTGGTCAACGTAAAGCCAAAGACTCACGGCAAGTTTGCCGGCCTTCAATTCTTGCCGATTTGAGGTTATGACATGGCACAGATGAGGGGTTTTTTCCCGCTTCCTTCCGGCTCCCCACAAAACACGCAAGGGCCACAAATACTCACATTGGCATCTGGAGGTATATGGTATCCACCTCCGGGCGAATATATGGTCACGACAGGTTCTCAGACCGTCATTGAATGGTGGGACCCGACCGACGCTATCTGGAGAAACTATGCCGGCCCCAACACTTGGGAACAGATTTCGGCGGACGGCGCAAATTACCGGCTTGTGAATCTATCCGGCGTTGTTGTCGGCGGTAACATCACCAACGCAGGTTCCGGCGGCGTCAACGGAATCGGTCCGAATCAGACCGGGTCGACAGTTTCGTTTGCAGCCCCGGCGGCCGGCGGTGTCACTGCGACGGCGCAAGGGTACGTTGTCGTCGGCGGCACCGTGCCGGCGCCTACCGTGACACAGGGTGGCTCGGGTTTCCTTGTCCCGCCCGTTATTTGCTGCGACCCGCCACCTCCCGGCGGCGTGCAGGCCACGTTCACGTCTACCATCTCTGCGGCCGGCGTCATTACGGGCGTCACTCAGCTCAATCCCGGCGCCGGCTATACTTCGATTCCGCAGTTCTACATCATCCCGGAGCCGATGTTCTATCAGGGGGCGATTCGCTTCCCCGGCGACGTGGCGCAGACAGTGCCGGCTCCCGGCCTGATCAATCCGGCGAACGTGTGGACTGGTTCTCCGTTCCAGGGGAACATTCAGACCGGCACGACCGGCGCATTGCTCACTGGCGTCGCGCTCACCGGTTCCGGCACGCTCACCGCGATCGTGATGACGTATTTCGGCAACGGCTATGCCGGGAACACGGTGCCTGCCATCTCGTTCGCGGGCACGTCGCTGGGTGCGGCGGCGGCGACAGCGATCATGTCGTTTTGCGCGACCGGCGCCACCCTTACGGGGACTGGCGGCACCGCTGCGGTTGTCAATGATGTCGGCATCACGTCACTTGGTTTGATCGCCAACACGAACAACAACAACACGTTTTTCCCGCGCCCGGCGCGGGGCCTGATCACAAGTACGGCCGGCAATATGACCGTGGAAGACCCTGGTTTCGGCTTGCAGGGAGGTGTTGTTTTCATCAGCGGTGCAGGTACGACTGCTATCACCGCCACGAATACAGGTTTCGGAGGAAAAACCGACACCTCAGTCATTCAGCCGATGGTGCAGTGATGGGAATTGATACTGAATTTGGGGTGCTTCGCATATCCGTCGTTGCGCGGAGCGGTGCCGGCGCCATTAGTGTACCTGGCCTTAAGGTTGGTGATATCGTAATTTGGTGTTTCCAGACATCCCCTCCGGCTTGGACTGGTCCGGGCGGCGCTTTCGAAGCAATCATATCGGTTGCCGATGAATTGCAGCAAACGGGGAGCGTCGGTGGTCTACAGGGGGTACCTTTTGATCTCATTTTGCTGAGAGGTGTATGATGATGCCAGTCTTCGGAAAAGAGATCGTCAAGGAACTCAATCGTCCTCTGATTCGGGACATGACGAGCCAAGAGCTGTACGCGCTCGACTTTGCGAAAATGGAGCCGGGCGAGCGTGCGGCGTTCCGAGATGAGCTGCACGAAAAGCCGGGACACGGCCCGCTAGCTCCAGCGGCCGAACATCGCATCTATGCAGAGGCCCATGCGCGGTGGTCGGACTGGGTCAAGGATCACCCCGAGGATGACGAGCCGCTGGCCACCAAGCCGACTCCGGTTCATGTCAATGAACTTATGGGCGGGCCATCGCCTAACCCTCCAGCGCCTCCGCCGCCTCGCCCTGACGGCACCACGCCGCGACGGCCGAAGGAGACCGGCCTTTGACCGATCCGCAAGCCGATCAGGCGGTCGCTGCTGTGACGATGCTTGAAGTCGTGAACAATAACGAATTCACGATCACAGATATGTTTGACGGGGTACCGGTGACATTTGCGCCTGGCGTGCCAGTGGATTGCACGCCGGCCATCTGTGAGCACCTATTCGGCTGGCCTGCCGAGCTTCCGGTTCGCGCGCTGAAAATGGCCGCGCGGTTCGGGTGGTCGGGTAAGGAATATTTGAAGCCGGAAGGGCCTGGGGACAAGGTCCCTCGCTACCAGACCTTGGCGGAAAAGATAACGATTACACCGGTCTACTACGACTTGGTGAAGAGAAATCCGAACGATCCGATTCCGGTCGACCTGGGGGATGAGGAATCCGACCGGCCTGTTGCGACGACCACGACCGATGCGACGACAAAGGGGGGACGGCGGCGGCGCAACAAGGCCCCGGTGAAGCGCGGGCGGGGCGGGGCTGGCGATCGGGAGGGCGTTAGGCTAGGATCACGGTAACCTGAGAATCCATGAGAGCGCAGAGCACGGGGAGGGGTACGCGGACGGTGCCTTTCATTGGGCCGTGAACGATCGATAGGCCCTCCCCACTCGCTCTTGCTTGCATAACAGGCTGTTGTTTGTCATCGTAAAGTCTGCCGATGGGCGGACAAATGTTGCTTTCCGACTACGTTGCCGACGTTCAAGAGATCATCCACGACGCGACGGCGAGTTGCTGGTCAGTCGCGCGCGTGGTGTCCCGGATCAATGACGCGCGCCTGGACGCCGCGCGGGATATGTGGTGCGTGCGTCAAAACGTCACTGGCGTACAATTGTTGCCGAATGTCGAGATTTACGGCCTCAACGGGGCCGTGGTGGGCGCCAACGTCACGGCAGGCGGCTCTAACTACGGGGGCGGCGCAACTGTCCCCGTGACGTTCTCAGCGGCGCCGACGGGCGGTGTGACGGCAGCCGGGATTGGCAACCTCGTCGGCGGCTCGCTCTCCAGCATTACGCTGACGCGGTGGGGACAGGCGTACACAGGAGTCCCGACGATCACGATCGGCGGGGTTGGTTCCGGGGCTGTGGCAACGGCGATTCCGCTGTTCCAGTCGAATCCGCTCTCGACCTCGATCGGGAATCCGCTTGCGATCATGCCGATTTCGTTCATCTGGAATCAACAGCGGCGCACTCTCAGCTATCTGGATTTCATGCTGTTCCAAGCTTATGCGCGTATGTGGTCCAACCTCTCACAGGTTGGCCCGCCGTCTATCTGGACGCACCATCAGCAGGGGCAACAGGTGTACATTCAAACCCCGCCGGACCAACTTTACCTGTCCGAGTGGGATTGCATCTTCATGCCGGCGCCGCTGGTTGCTCAGTCGGACGCGGACACGCAGATAATCCCGCCGTGGGATAGGGCGGTACAGTGGAAAGCCGCGTCACTGTTGCTCTATAAGCATCAGAATTTCCAGCAAGCTAGCGCGCTCGAACAGAAGTACGAGGCGATGGTTCCGCGCATCATCACGACCTCTGGCGGGATTCGTATCCCCAACCCGTACCACACAACATTCCAGCGGCGCGTTGCTCGAACCATTGGCGGGTGAGTCGTGGCCCCGCAACTTTCCTCCCAAGTCGGCCCATCTCAATTCGTCATTTTCGACCAGTTCGAAAAGATGAACACGAAGGTTGCTCGGCAGAACCTCCCGGCGAAGCAAGTCGCCTGGATGGAGAACTTGCAGCCGATCGCACCGAACGACTTGCAGACGGTTCCGGGCGCGGCAACTTCTATTGCAAGTGTCGGAGTGTTTCCAAACGTAGTGACGAGAGAGTTTCCAGCTAATATAGGAGGAATTGATTATGTAATAATGTTTTTTACCGCAGGTCAATGTGTTGCGATAAATACCGCAAATGGTGCTATAAGTAATGTTGCTGGATTTGCCACATTCTCAACTGCGCCAGACATGACGGTGTTTTCTAGCTCTCGCATCCTGATAATGGACCCGACCTCCGGCTACGCGACATGGGACGGCACGCTGTTCGTCGGGTCCGGCGGGATATCTCCCAACATCGTCGTCACGAACGGCGGTAGCGGATATTCGGCCGCCCCTGCTGTGAGTTTCACCGGAGGGGCCGGTGGCAATGCTGGCGGCGCGACGGCAACGGCCGTCATGGGTGGCTCGGGCGCGACGCAGTTCGTGGTGTCGGTGACCCTGACCAATCCAGGGACCGGCAACGCGGCCGGCGCGGCGATCACGGTTGTCTTCACTGGCGCTAACACAACGCCAGCAACGGCCACCGTGGTTGTGTGGCCGCAGGTAAAGGGCAACACCATTGACGTATTCGCCGGCCGGGTGTGGTGGGCGTCAGCTAATGCGTCTGGACAGTTCCGAGTCCTCAACTTCACCGGTACCGCAGGGTTTGACGACCTCAACCCCGCCAATGCGGCGGGCTCGACAACGATCACCGACCGCGACTTATCGCACGGTATCACCGCCGTTCGAGCGCTGAACAACTTCCTCTATATTTTTGGCGATCAGAGCATCAAGCAAATCGGCTCGATCACGGTCCAGTCGTCCATCACCCTGTTCACTATCCTGACACTCTCCTCGGACATCGGAACATCGTTCCTGATGACGATTCAGAGCTACAACCGCCTCGTGCTGTTCGCCAACAAGCAGGGGGTTTACGGTATCTTCGGCGCGACGGTCCAAAAGATCAGCGACGACCTTGACGGGATTTTCCAGTTTGTCGATTTCTCGCTACAACCGAGCGCTGCGCTGAACGACCTGAGCAACATCCATTGCTATGTGTTGTTGCTCAAATACCTTGACCCGGTTGCGGGCTCGCGCTCTATCCTTGTGTTGTTCCAGCAAAATCAGTGGTTCGTGGTCTCTCAAGGCTCATTGTTGGCGATTTGCTCGGTTGCGCTGGGTTCCACGACTCAGGTCGAAACGTTCGGATCGTCAGGGAACGACGTGACTCAGTTGCTCCAAAACAAGGCGGCGTCCGTTCCAATCAAATTGATCACTTCACTAAGCACCAACGGCAACATCGTCACGGCGAAGCAGTTGCAGCGCTCCGGAATCGCAGTGACGACGGCGACGGCGCAAAACCTTACGATGACGGTGGATACCGAGAACAGAACGAACGCTTACCAGTTCGCCGCCGCGTCATTTGTCAATTGGGTCAACAATCTCGGACAAATCGTTCAATTTCAGAACAACTCTTTGCAGAACGTCAACTTTCAAACCGGCGGCTTCCGCTTTCCGCACCAAACGACAGAAGGATATGGTAAATTCATCGGCAACACCGTGACCGGGACCGTGATGAACATGTCGATAAACGCGATCGTGGACGAATACGTTGATGCCGACCTATGGGGCGAATTTCCATGACCGGTAACTTACAAAACTCGCTGATCCTTGCGTTTAACACGATCAGCACGACGCCGACCACGATCATCGTCATCAATCCTGGACGCAAGAAGATCACGTTTCACAATCCCGGCGCGGTTGATATCGTGGTGTTCCCGCTCACGGTTTTGCAGGGTACGCCGGGCGGCGGCAGCGTGGCCTTGACGCCAACCACATCGGCACTTGGCGGTGGCTTCCGGGTGTTCGCGAACGGTGGTCAGATTGTGCTTGAGGGGCAGGCGTCGAAGCAGGGATTTCAAGCGCTCTCAATCACGGCTTCCGGCAATCCCCTGACGGTGATGGAAGAATAAATGCGGCTTCTTTTAGGCTTGCTTCTGAGTCTCATTTCGAGCGCTGCGTTTGCGCAAGATACGACGTGCCCAACGCGGCCTGCCGGCGATAGCACAAACGCTTGCGCATCCACAGCATTCGTTGCGCAAAACGCGCTTCCTCTCGGCCTGACGCAGAACTTCATCATTGTCGGGTCCTCCGGAAACCTAGCGGTCGGAGTGCCGCTGTCGGGAAGTTGCTCCATCGTTTCGGCTGGCGCGCTTTCTTGCAACGCAAACGCACTGACCGGGACCGCGCTTGCCGCAGGTGTTGTGACATCGTCACTAACAGCGGTTGGAGCCATCAACACAGGAACATGGAACGACACTTCGACCGGCACAGGTTTAAGCAACGCCTCTAAGTTCTTTAATCCAACCTTTTTTGGTAATGCTGCAACGGGTGTAGTTCACCGATTCAATCGCGTTAAAGTTGGGGTTGCTACCCTATCGAGTTCTGATATTCCTCAATCCACTTTCGATTGGCTGGAGACGCTACAGCAGAGCGATAGTTCACAGGCTCAGCTTGTCTCTATCAGCGTGTTGGGAAGTCTCGGCATTTCTGGCGCGTCTAGAACGAGCGATTTTCCGTTCTACAATGGGATTGGTTCCCACACCGGAGGTGCGCAAGGAGTTACCGGATTTGCACTTAATGACGATTTGACTGGTGGTGCTCCGATCGCGGCTGGGTTCAACGGACAGGCAGTTAAGTATGCGCAAAATTCTTCAACCGTAACTATAACCAACGCATCACCGGCGGTTGTCACCTGGACGAATCATAACCTTACTGTTGGACAGACTGTCTATTTTTCATCCACCGGGACGCTCCCTTCTCCATTGGTTCCGGGAACTGATTATTTCATAATAGCCGGTGGATTAACTACAAACGCTTTTGAAATTTCACTGACTTCGGGCGGCGCCGCTATCACCACCACGACCGTCGGGTCTGGGACATTCACCTCAGTCAAGACGGTTGGAGCCGTTACATCTACGGTCACAACCAATTCTCCATCGACTCCCGTTCTCATAACCTGGACGAACCATAATTTAACGGTCGGAACAAGGATGCAGTTCACGACAACGGGAACGCTGCCGGCAGGGCTCTCTCTGGTAACGGACTATTTTATTATCGCCGCTGGATTGACGGCTAACTCCTTTGAGGTGTCGGCGTCTCAGGGTGGGGCTGCGATTAATACAACAACTGCCGGAAGTGGGACGCACACTGCGAGTGTGTCTGCCGGAGGCGTTACGTTGAATCAGATGGATATCATGACGCTGACGCCAAGCGCGGATGTGACGCCGTTTGGTGGTGTTGTTAACAACGCTAACTTCGCTGCGGGCTTTACGTCTGGTGCTTTTCTAGGTCTTGGACCGCCGCAAAAGCCGAGCGCAGCGGCATATATTGGCCTTGGCTCGCAAGCCGGGCCTCCGTTCAGGAAAGGCTTGATTGTATTCGATGGTTCGCTTGATCCAACGGTTGGTGCCGGTGGGGATGGCGTTGCCGTAGAAATGGCTCGCGGGCAAAGCATTCGTGGCCTTAATTCTGGCGGCACGACAGATGGAGAGATAACTTTCAACGCAAACGGAGTCCAGTTCCCGACCGATCAGGCATGGACATCGTTCACGGCGACGCCTACGTGCGGAACCGCCACCATCACCACCAATAGTGCAAAGCGGAAGACGCTTGGAAAGACGACGTTTGTTGAACTTGACATAAACATTACCGTACTGGGAACTTGCACAAACGGGCTGACTCTCATCCTTCCTAACACCCCAAATTCCGGTGGCGGTATGGCTGGACGCGGATCAACGACAGGGCGCGGTTTGTCGTGCGGAATCAGTAACGGATCGACAACGGCAGCTTGCATCAATTCAGATTCCACCAACTTTGGGACCGGACAAATATCAATGTCTGGTGTGTACGAGAATCAATGAGCACCGAGTTCGCGCTCAACACGTTCGAATTTGGCGACGCCGCCGGAAACGGTGAATGGTTTGTTGGGCACTACCGCAACCATCTACAGTACAACGCCAAGCTGGCCGCGCGCACCCCGCCAGTGCTCCTTCCGGAGTTCCCCATTCTCGCAGTCGAGGGCGGGAAGATCGGGCGGCGATCGTGGCTGGATTCGCATCAGAGCTGGCACGAACTGTTGCGGCCCCTAGCGAACGCGACGGGGGTTGATTTGTCGACCGTTGATCTGGATAACGAGAACGAATTTACGCAATGGATGGGAGCCCACAACGCTGAACATGCGTTTCTGGACCAAGTATTTGGAGTCTGAAAATGCTGCAAGCCGTCTCTGATTTGGAACCAGTGACATACCGGAAAGAAGAATTTCCGAGAGTTGTAAATAGAGATAGTTTCGGTCCTTTGTTTCGCGATCACGGCATAGAGGTACGTGGCAAACCGTTCGAACTTGACTACAAGCGGTATTACCAAATCGAAGCCGAAGGGCGTCTTGTCTGGATCGTTGCAAGCACGGTTGGCCACGGTCCTCACCTGACACCAATCGGCTACGCCTGCTCATTCTGGTACCGCGACTTGCATTTTGACGAGCGCGTTGCGGCGGACGATCTATGGTTCGTACGCAAAGATTACCGTGGATCGGGCGTCGGGAAGACGGTGAAACTCATGTGCCATACCGAGCTGAAAAAACAAGGCGTGGTGA